GGGGCTAGAATAAAAACCCTCTAAATTCTCACCATTTAACATTAGCACGTTTCCTCCTTCTCCTCCATCGTCTACTAAAAAGACAAAGCCACTATTTTTATTCATCATCAATTGAGGTTCGCCCATAAAATAGGGATGATTATAAAAACCTTTTCCGTAAGCTTTTAATATTTCAGAAGCTTCTAATATCTCAGAGCTTCCAAATTCAGAGATGTTTGTTGTTGTAATACTTGTTTGCATTTTATTTTGTTTTATTCGTGATGTGAAATAAGGTTTATAATTGATTCTATTAACTCGTCTCTTGTTATGGGTTCTTGCCCTTCCTCATCGGCATCCCACGAGCCATTCCAATCTAGCGAGTAGGCTAATTCCATTAATTCATCTCTTTTTAAATCATCTAAGTTAAATTTAGTAAAATCTAAATTTTGAAATACTTGCTCTACAATTAAATCGGATAAGGTTTCTTTAGTATTTTCTAATATCCTTTGTTGCATAGGTGATATATCACCACTTGTTGTATCATATTCAAAATGCAAGTAATTGAATATGTTTTCTACCATTGTTTCTACCATTTTGGTAGAATGCTTTTTAATGTCTGATTTTAAAGGCTTCATTTTGTTTGTGTTTAAGCGTTTATAAATGATTGTAAAGTATCTAGTGCTATTTCGTATTCATCGACTCCATTAGCGTTACATATATCAATTGCCTTGCCCATCATTATCTCGTATCTGATAGCTTCGCTTTTTGACATTATTGCTTTATGGTTTATAATATCTATATAATCGCTAAATGGTGTATCGATATGGAAGTTAATTCCTAAATCATACACGATATGTTCAAAGAACTTTTGAACATCTTGAATTGTTTTTAAATCTTGTACTTTCATTTTACTTGTTTTTGATTGTTTGAATGATTGTTTTGATAAGTGCATATACTACTAATAGAGTTGCACTAATTAGGATAGCTTCGATAATACTAATCGTTTGCATAGTTTTCAATTAAAAGGTGAATAATAAGTTTGGCTACATAGCTAATGAATAGGATAAACAAAAGCAATTGGGTATAAAATAGTATCATAGTTTGTGTGCCATTGGTTTTATATGGCCTTATAAAGATAGGGACTTTATAGATACAAACATCAAACAATGTAAAGAAATATTAAATTATTTATCTTATTTGGGTTAACCTGGTCGGAGGCTTTGAGCTCTCCGGATCGTTCATTTGGTATGTATTAAGTAACTCTATACAATGTATAGGGGTTATATTGTTTAATATATACTATATTATATAATATACTTATTCTAAGTTAATACATAGGTATATTGTTATATCTATTGATTAGAAGTATTTAAAGCTGGTTTTTACTTTTGCCATCAGTTAGCTTAAACAATCAATATAATAAAACTACATTACTTTTGCCTAGGACTATGATAGGGTAGGGGATGACAAGGTGACTACTTAACATAATATAATTTATAAGATGAAATAAGGTTGGGCATAGATACCCCCTACCTATTTTTTTAGCGTAGGAATTTAGGTGCGTGCCCAGGGCCCTTCATTATTCTGTTTCAAAACAAAGACTTAACGATGTTTAACATTGTAATTTTTTAATTTTTTCCTATAACCTATTATAATAAAATGTAATATGAAAGATACCATTCAAAAGAGACTTTACAAGTGTAAATGTGGAACTACATCAGAGGATTATGTTTGGTCAAGTTCCATAAAGGAACATACGTTCAACTGTAATAGCTGTAATAAGCCTCTAGTATATGACAACTTGTATGTGCAGAAGCCTACTCAATTAACTGCCATTAGAACACCAACCAAAAACCGATAATATGAATGCAGAGTTTAAAGACATCACTAAAGAAGCTTTTATCATAGCTTACAAGGAGAACTTTGGTAACATAACCATCTCTTGTGAATCAGCTGGTATATCTAGGTCAACATATAACCTATGGACTAAATCCGATACTGAGTTTGCTAAAAGGTTAGCTGAAATAGAACCTGAGGAGATAATGCTAGACTTTGGTGAACACAAACTGATGGAACGTATTGCCAAGGGTGATACGTTAGCCACGATGTTCTTGCTTAAAACAAAAGGTAAGCGTAGAGGTTACATCGAAAGACAAGAGGTTGCTCACGAAGGTGATGTGGTTAAGCAGATTACTGTTAATGTCTTAAAGGCTAGTCACGTTGATGAATTAACTAATGGCACAAAACAATTAGATGGTGATGAGAATTCGCAACTAGAAGATAGTGGCTTTGTGGTTCCTGCTACTGAAGCTGCCAATATTCAAGATATACCACTTTACGAGTATGATAAAGAGGTAGAATTAGAGAATGAAGCTGGAGAATATCAAGAATAGTGTTTAAATGCCATTTTAAGGCTTATACAGACACTTTATACCATAGAGTAGTACTATCTATCCAAAATGACACAGAGTGTCTTAAATCGCTTCTAAATGCCATTTACATTAAGTTGCCTTATTAGTTAACTTTTGTTATTAAGTTCTAGATTCTAGAATTTGTTACCAATTTGGTTACGTAATGTTATAACTTGACTTATGTTATAACAAAGTAAGTCAATTACTTGACTTTTTGACTTATATCGCTCACAAAAGTTGCCTAATAAAGCAACTTTGAGCCGTAAATGACCGATAATATCCTTATTTATGACCGATACCCCTACCTTCCTATAAAACGAAAAGTATTAGCTTTGACTTGAGCAAACCAAAAATTTTAATTTATTTCTATGGAAGTAACCACCAATGTCGTCTTTGAGGTACTAAACAACTCGAAGAAAAGGATTTCTGTGATGCAAGGAGGTACCAGGTCAGGTAAAACTTACAACGTACTTACGTGGTTTATAGTAAAACTGCTACAAGAGAAGGGGAAAACCCTAACTATTTGCCGTTCATCCCTACCGAGCATCAAAGGTTCCGTTATGAGAGACTTTATTGAAATATTGTCTAAATATGGGCTATACTCAGAGGAGAAACACAATAAATCAGAGAATTTATATTTCTTAAATGGAAATACAGTAGAATTCGTATCTACCGACCAACCTCAGAAGATTAGAGGTCGTAAAAGGCATTATTTGTTTATAAACGAGGCAAATGAGGTGAATTACGAATCTTGGATGCAATTAGCCCTAAGAACTACGGATAAAATCGTACTTGACTATAACCCTTCGGATTATTACTCCTGGATTTATGACAAAGTTATTCCTAGAGAAGATACCGACTTTACGATTACGACTTATAAGGACAATCCATTTTTAGATAAAAATATTATTGCTGAAATTGAAAGGCTTAAAGATGCTGACCACGAATACTGGAGAGTTTATGGATTAGGAGAAAGGGCCATTAGTGAGGCGACTATTTATTCACATTGGAGAAGAAGAAGGAACTTCCCTGAGGGTGGAGAAGTTTTCTACGGACTTGACTTTGGTTATAATAATCAAACGGCCCTAGTAAGGTGTAAAAACTTCGATGGCGACATATATGTCGAGCAATTGATATATGATACTAAGATGTCAACCTCGCTTTTGATAGATCGTCTAAAGTCTATGGGCCTATCTCGTAGAGATGAGATATTTGCTGATGCTGCTGAACCAAAAACGATAGCTGAAATAAATAAAGCAGGGTTTAATTTGAAGTCAGCTACCAAGGATGTGTTTGCAGGTATAAACAAGGTTAAATCATTTCCATTATTCGTAAAATCAGAATCTTTAGATTTATTAGATGAGATTAAAAACTACAAATGGAAGACTGACCACGATGGCAACACAATGGATGAACCTGTTAAGTTTAGAGACCACTTAATGGATGCTATGCGTTATGCTATTTATTCAAAATATGCAAAAGTCAAGAGAGGTTGGATTGTTTAGGCTAAAAATTTGTTACTTTTGTAAAAATATCTTATAGTGAATTTAACAGACATATTATCTGCAGTAAATCCTTTTAAACAAAAGGCTACTAACAATAAAGATAAAA